AAAAGCTTCAGGTCAAAGTTTATTACAAGAATTTAGGAGAATGGGTATACCTGTTATGGATTACACACCTGGACGAGGACAAGATAAACATTCAAGAGTAAATGCATGTGCTCCGTTATTCGAGTCTAAACAAGTTTATTACCCAAGAGACGAACATTGGGCAGAAGAAGTAATTGAAGAATGTGCAGCTTTCCCTCATGGAGAGTATGATGATTATGTGGACAGTACCACACAAGCTATGTTAAGATATCGGCAAGGTTCTTTTATAAAGACTTATTCTGACGAGGATGAGGTTCAGTCTTATAAGGAACGTAAATATATATATTATTAATAGGAGAACATATGTCTAAAAGATCAAGAAGAAGAAACGCAGCTTTAGCTTTAATAGGGGCAGCAACATTAGCTGGTAGAATGAATAATCAAGGAATGAAGCCTACTGGAGCACCTCCAGGAGCAAAAACACCTTCATCAAAAAATAGAGCTGCAGATAGTGGTTCAAAAACAATGACTGGTGGAAAAGTAAAATTTACTATAGATAAAGATGCAAATCCAAGAGAGATTAGAGAAAAAGGCGACAAGGTTAGATCTGCAAATGAAAAAAGTAAAAAAGCTGTTACTAAAAGAAGAGAAGATGGTGATCTATCACCTACAATGCCTAAAACTAAAAGCCAAGCAGATGCTATTACAGATAACTTTGGGTTTGGTTTAGGAGCTAAAAGAGGTAAAATGGTAAAAGCTCGTGGTGGCGGAATGGCTATGGGTGGTATGAAACCAACTAAACTTTACTAAACTAAAATGGCCGAAATCGAAAAAGTAATTGGTGAAGAAATTGAGACTCCTGAGTCTGAAGAAATTGATATTGAATTAGAAACTGAAGATTCAGTTCCTTCTAGCACAATAGATAAAGTCGCAGATGCTGCAGATAATTTTTATAAAAATATTGCAGAGGAAATTTCTGATGAAGTTCTACAAAGAATGTCAAACCAATTACTTGACGATTATAAAAAAGATAGAGTTTCAAGAAAAGATTGGGAAACTTCTTATACCAATAATTTAGATTTATTGGGACTCAACCAAAAAGAAATGACAAGACCATTTAGAGGGTCGGCTTCAGTTACTCATCCACTATTAAGTGAAGCAGTTACATCCTTTCAAGCACAAGCCTATAAAGAATTATTACCTTCATCAGGACCAGTTAGAACTAGAGTTCTTGGAGTTGAAGATGATGCAAAAGTAAATCAAGCACAAAGAGTTCAAGATTTTATGAACTATATGATTACTGAAGAGATGGAAGAATACACTCCAGAGTTTGATCAATTATTATTTTACTTAGCACTAGCAGGTTCTGCATTTAAAAAAGTTTATTATGATGAAGTGATGCAAAGAGCTGTATCTAAATTTATACCAGCTGAAGATTTAGTAGTTCCATATTACTCAACGGACTTAATGGATTGTGAAAGAATTACTCATGTTATTAAAATGGGTGAGAATGAAATATTAAAAAAACAACAAGCAGGATTTTATAGAGATGTAGAACTAAAACCTACATCAAATGGTCCAACTGAAATTCAAAAAAAATATCAAGAATTAGAGGGAGTCACACCAGGTGGTGATAGACAATATTCTTTTTCAATTTTAGAAATGCATGTAGATTGTAATTTAGAAGAATTTGAAATGCAAAATCCTGAAAAACAAGTTAAGGTTCCTTACATCGTAACCATTGATGAAGGCTCTGGACAAATTTTATCTATATATAGAAATTATGATATTGGAGATGAAAGTGCAAAAAGAAAAGAATACTTTGTACATTTTAAATTTTTACCAGGATTAGGTTTTTATGGGTTTGGTTTAACTCATATGATAGGTGGATTAAGTAGAACTGCCACTCAATCACTAAGACAATTACTTGATGCAGGTACATTATCTAACTTACCAGCTGGATTTAAATCTAGAGGTATAAGAATTAGAGATGATGACCAACCATTTCAACCGGGAGAGTTCAGAGATGTTGATGCACCGGGTGGAAATATCAAAGATCAGTTCCAAATCTTACCATTCAAGGAACCATCAGCTACATTATACCAACTAATGGGCTTTGTTGTACAAGCTGGACAGAAGTTTGCAGCTATAACTAACATGGATACTGGTAATGATTTACAAAATAGAGCTGTTGGTACCACTGTTTCGTTGTTGGAACGAGGTTCGAGAGTCATGAGTGCTATACATAAGAGATGTTATTACTCAATGAGAAGAGAATTTAGACTTTTATCAAAAGTATTTGGTACATATTTACCACCAATCTACCCATATTCAGTATATGGTGCAGACCAAGCGGTAAAACAAACTGATTTTGATGATAGAGTGGATGTTATTCCAGTTGCCGACCCTAATATCATGAGTATGGCACAAAGAGTAACTTTAGCTAACGAAAATTTAAAGATTGCTATGTCAAATCCTATGATGCACAATTTAAGAGAAGCATATCGTAGAGTTTATGAAGCATTAGGTACTCAAGATATAGATCAAATTTTAAAACCTTTAGAAAAACCAATGCCTAAAGATCCTGCTACAGAAAATATGGATGTATTAGCTATGAAACCTTTAAAAGCTTTTGCAGATCAAGATCATGATGCACATATCAATGCACATAGAGCATTTATGTCTACAAGAATGGTACAAATTAATCCACAAGTCTATACTGCTTTACAAGCTCACATATCTGAACATATTTCTTTAAAAGCTCAGGGAGAAATCGGAGCAATGATTGCAGATAATGGTATGATGCAAATGAGATTACAATCTGATCCAGGGGGAGCCCAAGTAGAAATAAATGCAATGATTGCAGCAAGAGTTGCAGAACTTACAATTGAATTAGCTCAAAGTGAATCTATGAGTCAAAAACAAGATCCACTTGTTGCACTTAAACAAAGAGAATTAGATTTAAGAGCAGTCGATATTCAAAGAAGAGCAGACCAAGATTTTAACACAAATGAAATTAGAGAAAATGAAATTGATGAAAGATTAGATATTGAGAAAATGAAATTAGAAAACAATGAAGATCAAGCAGCTGAGAGAATTAGAATTGCTGATGCGAAAGTTGAGATTGCAAGAAAGAGAGCTAAAAAATAATGAAAAGAAAATTTAGAGTTTTAAAAGCTAAAGGTGGTAAAGATGCCGCTCGAGATGATTTTGGACCTAGCCCTCATGGGCCTGATCCAAGAGGGCCTGCAGAATTAGGTATAACTACAAAACAGAAAGGGCTTACAAAAGATAAGGGTAGTAATAATAGACAAAAAATAGAAGTTAACAAGGGACCTTTTCAAGTTCCCTCTCCTTTTAATTATACAATAACTGGACAAATAATTAATCGATTCTCTAAGTCTCGATTTGATGCAAAAAATTTAAAAGAGGCAAGAAAAAATGATGTGTTAGGTGGAGAAATGTTAACCAAAGGTAAAACTATTGGTCCAAAAAATTTAGGTGGGGATGGTCAAGATAATCAAATTATTAAAAAAAAAGTAGTTCAACCAATAGAAGCAACAAAACCAATTGATCAAAGTTTAATTAATGCAAAAGATAATTTTTTTAATTTTAAAGCATATAATGTTGGAGGATTATCTGGTGGAGTAAGTTATGGTCCACCACCAAAAAGAGGACCAAACCCACAAGTACCCCCAGTAAAAATGAAAAGAGGAGGATATAAAAAATAATGTGGTTATCAGCTATTAAACTTGCAATGAATGCAGGATCAAAAATTTACGCCAACAAGCAGAAAACTAAAATGGCAATGTCAGAAGCACAACTTTTACATGCTGATCGTATGGCTCGAGGAGAGGAGCAGTACCAAGGAAAACTTTTAGAAGCCAGACAATCAGACTGGAAGGACGAGGCAGTTTTAATAATTTTAAGTTTGCCCGTAGTAATTTTAGCCTGGGCAGTCGTATCGGATGATCCGACAGCGATGGACAAAGTAAAACTGTTTTTCGAGATGTTCTCGGAGCTTCCGAAATGGTTTACAAATTTATGGATCCTTGTCGTGGCGAGTATCTATGGTATAAAAGGAACACAAATCTTTAAAAATGGTGGAGGAAAAAAATAATGTGGAAATGGATTAAAAATTTAATAAACACATTTATTAATACAGTTGAAAGAAAAGCATTAAGTAAAAAAATTAAATTAGATTATTCAAAAATGACTAAAGGTGATTTAAAAAAATTACTTGCTCAAGGTAAAATAAAAGATATTTACAATCCAGATAAATAGTATATAGATTCGTTATGAGTCTTAGAATGGTTTTAATAAATGCATTAGAAGATAGATATAATGCAAGAATATCTGAAGCAGATGCTACTATAAAAATATACCTGACTAATTCAGTAGGAATTGGAGAACACCCTCAACATTTAGATGAGATAGATAAACAACTAGCAATTATTACAGACTCTGAAGAAAAACTAGTAGCACTCCAAGCATTTAAAATATGATAGAAGGTGATAGCACCGAATATGAGATACTTAAAGAAGCTTGTCAGACCTTAGAAGGGGACGACTTATTTACAGCTGAGATTGGTGTAAGACAAGGACAAGGTTCAAAAATAATTTTAGATGAGCTAATTTCAAAAAAACATTGGCATATAGGAATTGATCCATATGGTAATTTAGATTACCAACATTACGATAAATCTGAATCTTATGTATGTGATTATACAAATGAAATGAAACACCAATTAATTAAAGATTTAGATTATAAAAATTTTTCTTTACTACAAATAGATGATGATGAATTCATCAAAAGATTTCAAGATGGTGTACCAATTTACAGAGATAAAAAAGAATTAAGAAATAAATATGATTTAGTGCACTTTGATGGTCCACATAAATCAGTAGATGTTATTAAAGAATCAATATTTTTTGGAGAAAGATCGCATGCTGGTACAGTATTTGTTTATGATGATTATCCAAAATTTGATATGGATGCAGTATTAAAAATTATTGTTAATGAGTATGGTTTTATGTTATTAAAACAAGGTAAAAATAAAATATCACTTAAGAGAAATTAATGTTAGATCATTATACAGTTGAAGCTATAAGAAATTCTATAAACAAACAAATAACAAGTGTTAAAGAACATATATGCTATGGGGTTGAAACTGAATCTCAATTGATGTATGCTCGAGGCAGACTCAGCGGATTAGAAACGCTGCTTCAGGATATTAAAAACCTGCATAAGGAGGATAACGATGGTACAATTGATAAAACCTAAGCTTACTGATTTTGGTAATGACCAAACAAAAGAAGCAGAAGTTAAATCACAAATTCCCACAGATTCTAAAGGCATCAAAGAATATCTTGAAATCATACCTAACCCAGTTGGATACCGTATGCTTGTTAGACCATGGTCTGGTAAAGCAAAGACAAAAGGCGGTGTTATTTTAGCAGATGAAACTCAGGACAAAATTCAAATGACAACAGTTGTTGGATTAGTCGTTAAGTTGGGTGACCTTTGCTATCAAGACAAAGAAAAATTTCCAAATGGCCCATGGTGCAAAGAAGGTGAATTTGTTGTTTATGGCAGATACACTGGAAGTAGATTTCAAACTAAATTCGGTGAACACCGTATTCTTAATGATGACGAAATAATAGGAACTATAGGAAAGCCAGAAGATATTCTCCATTTATTTTAATAAAGGAGGATAAAAATGGCAGAAGTAAAAGACTATAGTGCAGAGGCATTATTAAATAAAGAAAAAGAAGTCGAACTAGATACAGACAATGTAAAAGAAGAAAGCATTGATGTTAAAGAAGAGACTGTTGAAGAAAAAGAACCTAACTTAAATCTTGGTGAAGTTGACCTAGGTTATACTGGTCACGATAAACCTTCAGAAGAAAAAAAAGAACAACCTAAAATAGAAATAACTGAAGATGTAAAAGAAGAAGTTGTTATTGAAAAAACGGTTGAACAAAAATCTAAAGAAGAAAAACCAAACCTTGCAGAATCAAGAAAAGATTATCAAAAAAGAATTGATAAGCTTGTCTTTCAAAAAAAAGAAGCAGAAAGAAGAGAAAAAGCTGCTCTTGAATATGCACAAGGTATACAAAAGAAATTTGACACCAATCTTAAAAAGTTAAATTCTACAGACGACCAGTATCTAAAGGAAATGGATGCTAGAGTAGATGCTCAAAGAGAACAGGTCAAAGTAGCCCTTCAATCAGCAATCGAAGGACAAGACGCTTCTAAAATAATGGAAGCTAATGATAAGTTAACTCAACTAGCTGTAGAAAAAGAAAAAGCTAGATTAGAAATAACTAATCGAGAAGAAAAAAAGAAAGCTGAAGAAGAAAATAATAAACAACAACAAAACGTACAAGCTAATACCTCAAACAGCGGAACATCAGACTCTATGCCACAAATTACACCGAAAGCCAAGAAATGGGCTGAGGACAATGACTGGTTTGGTTCTGATGAAGTAATGACTAATGCTGCGATAACTATACACAACAATATTTCTCAAGAGGGTATTGAAGTGGACAGTGATGCGTACTATAATGAAGTTAATTCAAGACTAAGGAAATATTTTCCAGATAGTTTTGATGATACTAAAGACGAGCCAAAAAAAGAAGCACTAAAACCCGTCCAAACAGTTGCTTCGGCTGGTCGTAGTCAACAAGGACGCAGAACTGTGAGACTCACAAAATCACAGGTAGCAATTGCTAAAAGATTAAATGTGCCACTAGAGGAATATGCTAGATACGTGAAGGAGGATAAATAGTATGAGTACAATTAATAGAACTTCACGGGAGTCAGAAAAAAAAGCTTCAAAAGAAGCTAAAAAAGCCTGGACTCCACCATCCAGTTTGGATGCACCACCTGCACCGAACGGGTACGCCCATAGATGGATACGTACTAACGTTCAAGGTTTTGAAGATACAGCTAATGTATCTAAAAAATTAAGGGAAGGTTGGGAATTTGTTAGAGCTGATCAAATTATAAGTGAGATCGGTGAAAATAAATACCCTTTCTACTCTGAAGGTAAATACGAGGGGTGTATAGGAATTGGGGGCCTTGTGTTGGCAAGGATACCAGAAGAGATTTTGGTTTCACGTGCTGAGTATTTTAATAAAATTACTCAAGAGAGAATGAACGCTGTGGACAATGATCTTATGAAGGAACAACACCCAGACATGCCTATCAATATTGATAGACAGTCAAGAGTGACCTTTGGTGGTAGTCGTAAAAAATAATTTTTTTGCTATTGCTGCTGGGTTATTAAAATAAACTGTTAAAGGAGAAAATAACTATGGCAAATCAACTAGAAAAGTTTGGTCTAAGACCTTACAGAAAACTAGACGGTACACCCTTAGTAGGAGCTCAAAACAGATATAAGATTGCAAATGGCTACGGCACTGCAATTTTCCAAGGAGATTTAGTAAGACCATTAACTAATGGTACTATTGTTAGATCTGTTGGAAATACTTCTTATGCTGTTGTGGGCGTGTTTAACGGATGTTTTTATAATGATCCAACTACTCAAAAACCGACTTATTCAAATTATTACCCAGGTGGTATTACACCAACTCAAGGGCAGATTACTGCTTTTGTTGTTGATGATCCAGATGCGGTATTTTTGATGAATGCTGATGCGGTTTTTGCACAAGCAGATCTGTTTAAAAACTATTCGCTTACTACGGATACTGGAAGTACAACAACAGGAATATCACAAGTAATGTTAGATGTGGGAGTTGGCGGAACAGCTGGCACATTTGCAGTACAAGCAATTGATATATCGCAAGATCCAGAGAACGATGATCTTACGACTTCAAACGCTAATATTCTTGTTAGAATCAACAATCATTTCTACCGTCAAGGTGGAACGGGACTATAATAGGAGTATTAAATTATGGCTATATCACGAGCACAACTAGTTAAAGAACTAGAGCCAGGTTTGAATGCACTATTCGGCCTGGAATATAACAGATATGAAAATCAACATGCGGAGATTTTTGTAACTGAAACTTCAGACAGAGCTTTCGAAGAAGAAGTAATGTTAAGCGGTTTCGCTTCTGCACCAACTAAACAAGAAGGTGCTGGAGTAGTGTTTGATCAAGCAGGTGAAACTTTCACAGCTAGATACAACCACGAAACAATCGCTTTAGCATTTGCTATTACTGAAGAAGCAATTGAAGACAACCTGTATGACAGATTAGCTGCAAGATACACAAGAGCTCTTGCAAGATCTATGTCAAACACGAAGCAAGTTAAAGCTGCTAATGTATTAAACAATGCACAAGTAGCTGCAGTAACTGGTGGAGACGGTGTTTCATTAATTAATGCAAACCACCCACTAGCAACTGGAGGCGTTTTCGCAAACGTTTTAGCAGTAGCTGCAGACCTTAACGAAACTTCATTAGAGCAATCGTTAATCGATATCGCTGGATTCGTAGATGAAAGAGGATTAAGAATCGCTGCTCAAGGTAGAAAAATGATAATTCCAAAAGAATTACAATTTACTGCTGAGAGATTGATGAAATCACCTCAAAGAACTTCGACTGCAGATAATGATATCAATGCAATTGTAAGCATGGGAATGGTACCAGAAGGTTATTCAGTGAATAACTTTTTAACTGATACTGACTCATTCTTTCTAATGACTGATATTCCTAATGGAATGAAACATTTCGTTAGATCGCCAATTAAAACAGCGATTGAAGGTGACTTCGATACAGGTAACGTAAGATTCAAAGCTAGAGAAAGATATTCTTTTGGATTCTCAGATCCAAGATGTATTTTTGGTAACGGAAACTTACCAACTTAATAGCTTAAATACTTAACTGTATTAAATTTAAGGGGCGGTGTTCACATCGCCCCTTTTTTTATGTATAATGAAAAGACCTAGAATAAATAATTATTTTGTAGACTGGCTAGGCAGACGGTATAGAGACTACAAAAAACGCTATACAAAGGAGAAACTATT